CACGCAGGTGCTGTCGGTCAGCTCGCAGGGTGGCGAACAGCAGTACGCGACCTATCAGCCGCTGGAAGGCGACCGCGAAGTCCGCATCCCGACCGTCAAGAGCGGCGGCGGCCTCGACATCGAGGTCGGTGACGACCCGACGCTGGCGGGCTTCCAGGCGTTCATGACCGCCAACGACTCGCGCACCGCCTATGCGGTTCGCATCACGGCGGCCAATAGCGGCAAGTCGCTGTTCTACAGCTACATCTCGGCCGACAAGGTGCCGCAGATGAACGTCAACGACGTGCAGAAGGCGCGCATCTCGCTGTCGCATCTGAACGAAGCCGTGCGCTACGCGACCTAATGGACCGGGGAGGCCCGGTGCATTGGGCCTCCCTTTTCCTGAAGGAGCAACACGATGTTCAAAATTAAAGCCAACCCCACGATTGAAGCGAACTTGACCCTCGTCGGTCAGGGCCGCGAGCAGACGCTGGAGGTTACGTTCAAGCATTCGACCCGCACGGACTACCTCAAGCTGCTGGAGGATGTCAGCCAGAGCAAGCGCAAGCCCGAGGATGCGCTGGCGGGCCTGATCGAGAAGTGGAACGCTGACATGGATGTGTCTCCCGAGGCCATGAAGGCGCTGGACGAACACCAACCCGGCGCGCTGATGGCGATTCTCCATGCCTACGGTGACGCACTGGTGGTGGCCCGCAAGGGAAACTGATCGGCAGCGCCCGCGTCCTCCGCGACGGGCTTCCGACGCCGGAGGACTTGGAGCAAGCGGGCCTCGTGCCCGAGGACTGCACGACGCCCAACGAGGACGGCGTGTACTACGACCTCGGGGTCAAAGCGTGGCGCTGCCAGATTTGGGAAGAAAACTGGCCCGCGCTCCAGTTGTACCTGCGGCTGCATACGCAGTGGCGCGTCGGGTTCAACGGCGCGGTGGGGCTGGATTACAACGTCCTGTTCCACGAGCTGGACCGGATGCGCCTCGACCCCGATGACTACGACGACCTGTTCGGGTCCGTCCGCGTGATCGAAGAAACGATGCTGAACCCCAAGCCCGCCTAGCGCGGGCTTTTTCCTTTTTGAGAGTCCCATGACCGAAGAGAGCATCGGCACTGCCCGCCTAGACCTGGTGGCGGACACGTCCGAGTTTGTCGTCGGCGTGGAGGCTGCCAAAAAAGCGACGACCGACCTTGGGCGTGCGACGCAACAGTCGGCCAAGGTCGCGGCCGATGGCATCGCCAAGACCAATGCGGCGGCCCGGAGCACGGCTGATGCGATTCGCGGCTCGGCCAACGCGGTCGAGCAGAACTCCAAGCGGCAAATCAATTCGCTCGAAAAGCTGGCGCGCACCTATGGGCTGACCCGTGAGGAGCAGATTCGCTACCGGATCGAGACGCAAACCACGGGCGAAACGCAAAAGCGGCTGCTGTCGATCTTTGACCAGCAGGTCGCGAAAGTTAACAGCAGCGGTCGCGCTCTCGACGCCTATGGCATGAGCGCCAAGCAGACCGCTGCTGCCCTTCGGGGTGTGCCGGCGCAGCTCACCGACATCTTCACCGGCCTCGCCACGGGTCAGCGTCCGCTGTCGATCCTGCTCCAGCAGGGCGGTCAGTTGAAGGATATGTTCGGCGGCATCGTGCCGGCCATCCGTGCCGTTGGTGGCGCGGTTGCAGGCCTCATCAACCCGTTCACTCTCACGGCGGCAGCGGTTGTCGGGCTGGGAGTGGCGTGGAACAAGGCCAACGACGAGGCCGAGGCGTTCAACAAGGCGCTCATCCTGTCGGGCAATGCGGCCAAGCTGACGCGCCAGCAGTTGGAAGGTGTTGCGGCCTCGATTGCGAACACGACCGATGCCACGCAGGGCAAGGTCTCTGAGGCCTTGGCGCAGGTGGCGGCGTCCGGCCAGTTCACTGCGAAGCAGATGAAGATGGTCGCGCAGGCGGCCGTCGAGATGCAGCAGGCGACGGGCCAGTCCATCGAAAAGACGGTTCAGGACTTTGCCTCGCTCAAGGGCGATCCGCTCGACGGCATCCTCAAGCTCAATGACGCGATTGGCGACGGCACCAACGTCGTCCGCTTTCTGACGCAAGCCCAAGCCGAGGAAATCGCCAAGCTCAAGGAGCAGGGCGACACCGCCGGAGCCACGGACCTTGCGTTCAAGGCACTGTTCGACGGCATCAACTCGCGCGCCCCGCAGGCCGCGCAGCAGATGTCGCTGCTCGGCGGGGTGCTGCACACCATTTCGGTCGAAGCCAAGCAAGACCTCGACGCCATCGTCGGGTTCTTCCGTGGCGCGGACGAGGGCATCCGCAGCTTCATCCTCACCCACGAGAAGATGCTGCGGTCCGTGGGCAATGTGGCGGCTGCATTGCCGGGCAATATTTTTGGCAATGCGCAGCTCGACATCCTGAACTCGGTCATTGATTCAGCGAAGCGCACGCCCAGCCCGCGTTTCGCCAATGTCACGGATGGGAGCGGCCCCGCCGATGCCACCAAGATCCACGCCCGCGAAGAAGCGCAGCAGGAATTCGACCGGCTCGCCCTGAGCAACCTCAGCAAGCGCGAGAAGCTGGAAAACGAGATCAAGGATATCCGCGAGAAGGGACTCGCTGCGGGCAAGTCGCAGCTTGCGATCGACACGGCGGTAGCGAATGCTCGCGCCCGCTATGCCGAAAGCCAGAAGAAGGGCCATTCGGGGGCCGGCATCGAGTCGGCCACAGCGAAGAACGCCGTGCAGGCGTTCGAGGATCAGCTCAGGAAAGAGCAGGGGTTGATCGCCAACCAGACGCAAATCCTTGAGGCCAACTACTCGGCCCGCAACATCACGGTAGCGGCCTACTACAAGGAACAGAGGCGTCTCACCCAAGAAGGGACGGACGCGCAGGTCAAGGCGCTGGAAGGTGAGATCGCCGCACTCAGCGCCCGCAACGTGCATGGCAGGGTTTCGATCCAGAACGCGACCGAGATCGCGCAGAAGGAAGCCGAGCTGGCGAAGGTCCGGGCGGATGGTGCTACCAAGCTGGAAGTCCTGAACATTCAGGAGGCCGCGCAACTCAAGCAGCGCCAGCAGTTGCTGACCTCCTACAACGACGCGCTCAAGCAGACCGAGGACACGCTCCACGACGAGCTGGACAACCAAGTCCTCCGCATCTCGATGGGCGAGCGCGAGTTCGAGATGCGCTCGCGGATCAACCAGATCCTCCGGCAGCAGTCAAAGGAGCTGCTGGAACTGGCCCGCGCCCGCGACGCCGATCCGGCCAACGCCGACCTGTACGACAAGCAGGCAGCGGCACTGGAAGCCTCCGTGCAGCGCCAGGTGCAGGCCGTGCGCGATGGCTACAAGGCCATGAGCGACGCGCAGGCGAACTGGTCGAACGGTGCGATCAAGGCGTTCACCGATTACGCGGACGCCGCCAACGACGTGGCGGGGCAGACCTACGGCATTTTCTCCGATGCCCTGCATGGTCTGGAGGATGTCTTTGTTGACTTCTTCACCAAGGGCAAGGCGGATTGGAAGGGCTTCTTCGACGGCATCGCGGCCGAGATCACCCGGTTCGTGGTCCGCCAGCAACTGAGCAAGCTCGCGCAGAAGTTCCTGCCGGGCCTGACGGGTGGCGAAGGTGGCGACTCGGCCAGCGCCTTGTCCGGCGCAGCGGGGCAGCTCGCAGCGTCCGCGACGCCGCTCTATGGCGCAGCGGCAGCCCTGAGCGCGTCTGCATCGGCCTTGGCGGCGGCCGGTGGCTCGCAGGGCATCAGCGGCGGCGGCACCACGGGCGGCAGCGGAAGCTGGATCGACTCGCTGTTCTCGCTGTTCTCCAGCGGCGGCGGCGAGCAGTGGTACGCCAACGGCGGCGCGTTCGAGAACGGCGTGCAGAAGTTCGCCTATGGCGGCGTCGTCTCCAGCCAGACCAACTTCGGTATGTCCGGTGGTCGCCTCGGATTGATGGGCGAGGCCGGTCCGGAAGCCATCCTCCCGCTGCATCGCGGCCCTGATGGAAAGCTCGGCGTGCGGATGGAAGCGGCGAACGAACCGCAACGCACCGGCCCCACGGTCGTGAACCAGACCGTCGTCGTGCAGGGCCGCATCGACTCCCGCACCCCCTCGCAATTCGCGCAGGCGACCGCCCGCGAACAGAACCGCGCGTCCGTCCGGAACCGATAAATGACGATCATCGCGACCCGCCTCTCCGCGAAGGTAGAGGCGGGGTTCTCGGCTGTCGTGGGATTTTCCACGCGCGTGGTCGAGCTGAAAACCGGCTACGAGCGCCGCAACGCCAACTGGCTCAACCCCAAGCGCCGCTTCACCGCCCGCACCGCCGGCTGGACGGCCGCCATGCGCGCCGAGCTGCTGAACCTCGCGCACGCCGCCCGTGGTTCGCTCTACGGCTTTCTGTTCAAGGATTGGAACGACTACAGCGTCACCGCGCAGTCGCTCGGCACGTCCCCCACCGGCGCGACTGCCGTGCAGTTGGTCAAGACCTACACCTACGGCGCCGAAACCTACACCCGCACGATCACCAAGCCCGTTGCCTCCACGGTGACGGTCTACGAGAACGGCGTGGCGAAGGCCGGCTCGCTGGACGAAGCCACGGGGCTGTTTACCCCCACCACCGCATGGACGGCCGGGCAGCCGCTGACGTGGACGGGCGAGTTCCTGGTGCCCGTGCGCTTTGCCTCGGACGACATCGAGTTCGTGTTGCCCCACCGCGACATCGCGGAAGTGGTGTGTGAGCTGGTCGAGGTCTTCGGCGAATGAAGACGATCCCGCTGGCGCTCGCCACCAGCAAGGCGTCCTCCAGTTCCACGCTCTGCCTGCTGCGCAAGATCGGTCCGCTGCCGGATGGCACCTATCGCTACCAGTGCTCGCTGGACGCGGATGTCGTCTATGACGACGGTACGGGGTCGGCCACCTACAAGGCGCGCATCGGCTACGAAGCCTCTGCCTTGGTGTCCTCGGCGGACCTCGGCGTGGACAACGCCGAAGGGCAGATGTTCGCGCCCTTGGTCACGCATCAGTTGGAGGGCATCACCAAGGAACAGGTGGAGGCGGGCTATCTCGACAAGGTGCCCTTCGTCGTCTACGAGGTGGACTACGAAAACCTCGCCGCAGGTCACGAGATCCGCAACGGCGGGACGCTCGGCGAAGCGAAGTGGAAATACAACGACAGCGTCCTGATTCCCGAGGAACGCTCGCTCTCCCAGCAGTTGAAGCAGACGGTCGGGCGCATCTACTCGCTGACCTGTCCCGCCAAGTTCGGCTCCCAGCCCATCGGCACGGGCGGCGGCGTGGTGGAAGAACGTAAGCCCTGCGGCAAGGATGTCTCCAGCCTGTGGGTGTCGCTCACCGTCACGGCGGTGGATAGCGACGAACCGGATCTGGTGTTCAGCGATTCCACGCTGACGCAGGACGACGATTATTTCAAGTACGGCGTCGTGACCTGCACCGGGGGATCGAACCTCGGGCAGACGCGCGAGATCGAGTCGTTCAGTTCCGGCCAGTTCGTGCTGCGCTTTCCTTTCACCCATCCGGTGGCGGTGGCGGACACGTTCGACGCGCGTCCGGGCTGCTCCAAGCTGCACCAGGGCGACAACAGTTGCCGGACGTGGTTTGGCGAGGAGTGGGTCGATCACTTCCGGGGCATGCCGCACATGCCCGTGGCGGAAGCCACCAAGCTCTTGGTGCCGGGCGCGGGCCTCACGGGTCGGTACTCGGGCACGGGCGAGGAAACGAACGTTTCCACACCGCCCCCCGACAGCGGCGGCACGCCTCCGCAGACGGGCGACACGGATCCGACGGCCCGCACGCGCGGCGCGACGGTCGTCACCGTCTCCAGCACCTACGGCGATGGTGTCACCGATGCGACGGCGGCAATCAATGCGGCCATTGCCTCGCTCCCCGGCGACGGCGGCACGGTCGTCATCCCGGACGGCACGTATCTGATCGACCCGACGGTCTCGGTGCTGCCGGTCAGCAACATGTGGCTGAAGCTCTCGGCCGGCACCATCCTGAAGTCCAAATACACCGCGCTCGACCACAAGTACGTCGTGTGGATCTCGGGCAAGTCGAACGTCGAGATTTCGGGCGGCACGATCCAAGGCTATCGCCCGTTGTGGAGTCCGATTGTCGGAACGACCTCCGAGTGGGGCCATTGCATCTCCTGCGGCAACTCGAGCGCCGTCACCATCCGCGACATCACGCTCAAGGACGCCGTGGGCGATGGCCTGTCCATCGGTGGCGGCTGCGATGACGTGATCCTCGACAACGTGCTGACCGACAACAACCGTCGTCAGGGCCTGTCGATTGTCGCGGGCACGAATATCACCGTCACCGACTCGACGTTCCGCAACACCCACGGCACCAGTCCGGAGTGCGGCATCGACATCGAGCCGGAAAGCGGCGACACCTGCCAGCACATCACCGTCCAGAACTGCAAGTTCGAGACGAACGCCAAGTACGGCATCAACATTCTCAAGCGGTCGGGGGTTACGGCCACGCTGGATGACATCACGGTCACGGGCTGCACCATCGGCGGCAGCGTGAGCGCCGGCAATCTGTCCAACGGCATCGTCGCGAACACCGCGTCCAACGTGACGTTCAGCAACAACACCATCAGCTACAACTCTGCGACGGGCCTGCGCTGCTCCTCGGTCACGAACCTGACGATCTCGGGCAACACGTTCGCGCACAACTACACGCGCAACGGCATTGACAGCACGGACACCGCGCACCTCCTCGCCTCGGGCCTGAACTCGCCGGCCACCGACCCCCACGTCCTGATCCCGACGCCCGCCTCCGGGCAGTCGATCACCAACAACACCTTCTACTACTGATGCGCCTTGTCGAACCGCTCAACGCTGCGGAACGCGCGGCGCTGGTGGCGCACGCCCGCAGTTTGGTGGGAGCGCCCTTCAAGCATCGGGGCCGCTCGCGCGACGGCATTGATTGCGTCGGATTGGTACAGGCGTGTCTGCAAGCCGTGGGGCGCGAGACCGAAGACGACCTCACGTATCCGCGCACGCCCGTGCCGGGGCTGCCTGCGCTGCGGGATGCCCTGATCCGCCACTTCGGCGAGCCGGTGCAAACGCTGTGCCCGGGTGACGTGGTCGCGATGCGCTGGACCGGCGACATCAGCCACGTCGCCATCGTCGGGGACTCGCGCTCCGGATTGACCGTCATCCACGCACTCGCAGCGTCCAAGCGTGTGGTCGAAACCCGCCTGGCCGATCCGTGGCCGCGCCGCATCGCCGGCATCTGGAGGCCCTAGATGTCCGGCGCAACGATCGGCGGCGTCATTGGCGGCGCCATTGGCTACTTCTTCGGTGGCCCGGCCGGATTCCAAGTCGGCTGGATGATCGGTTCGGCGGTCGGCGGCTACGTCGATCCCGATGTCATCAAGGGGCCGAAGCTCTCCGACGCGCAGGACGTGCGCGTGCAGGAAGGCGCTCCAGTTCCGTTCGGCTACGGCACGTTCGTCGTGGGTGGCAACGTCATCCAGTGCGGCCCGCTGGACGAGCACAAGCATCGCGAGCGCACCGGCAAGGGCGGCGGTCCGGTGCAGGAGACGTTCTCCTACACCCGCACCGTGGCGATTGGCCTGTGCGAGGGCGAGGTCGGCGGCATCCTCCGCATTTGGGCGGACGGCAAGCTGATGTACGACGCCCGCGATCCGGCCGAATGGCCCGAC